TGCTTGGTCACTATAATTGTAGTTATAATGCACTAAATTTGTAAAATAAGGCTGGCTTTCTATATAAGGAATTCCTCCTCCGTTTGTTGAAAAGCCAAGTAAAGTATCGATGCCTTTTCCATTTTGACCGTTTTCGCTACCTGCTGGAAACTCAAATAAATTACTTTGATTAATAGTATTATCTTGAAAATCCATTTCTATTTTAAAGCTTGAACCTTTTTGAGGTATTATAGTATTTACAATATAATTGCTTTTAATCTTATACTCAGACTCATCAGAATAACTAGACTTTTCTTGACCTTTGCAAAAGCTTTCAATTACAAAATTTTCTGGTGAACTATCTGGAACATTTAAATGTAAGTCATTGCCTACAATGTCATTATTAATATGTGCGTCAATATTTTTTAAAATACTACTATCAAATGTAATACTTGAGTTTTTAGCAGTTATTAACATATTTGCATAAGTTACAAGATCTCTTGTTGAGTCTGTTTTTAAATCTTCTGATACGTCACTTTCTATAATATATGATTTGTAACTATCATCAATAAGATTTATATTAATGTTATCACTTGTCCAATTTTCGTTATTTTTAATGTAAATAACTTCTTTTTCATTTGCATTAATAGCTTGCCCAACATTTTCAGTTAAACAATAAAAATTAGATTTATTAAAAGATCCAATGTCTGAAGATGTATTGTCTTGAACTAAATTGCCTTCAATACTTAAACTATTAAAGTCGTTAAGCCTATATAGAAATCTATTAGGTGTTATATAGCTAGAAACTCTTAAAGTATTATTATATTCTTCGTATGTGTTAAAAGTGCCTTCAAAAGTATTTAAGTGGCTTCCTTCACTATTAAAGTATAATGCATTTGCTACCTGTCTAGTATCGATTTCATTTTGAGTTTCATTTGACTGAATAAAATTGTAATGTTGTAAAGGATTTACTTTTAATTTACTATTAAAATAGTTTAAACCACCTTTTCTTTCATTTAATAGAAAAAATGTTAAACTATTAGAAATATAGCCTTTATGACTATCTTTCATTTCATAGTTACTATTAAACTTTTCTAATGAATCAACAGCATCTTGTTGATTTTCTTTTAAAAATCCACTATAAAAGTTTCCTTTTTTAGTAGGCATCTCACCTTTTGAGCTATATTTACCTTTAATCACTATTTTTTCTAGCAAAAAGTCTCTAGCAATATAATCAGACATTCTTAAAGTATGATTGTCATGAGGTTGCCAACATGTCTTGTAAGGAAAACCATATGAATCTGTTATTTGGCAAATAGGAGACTTATTAAAATCTTCACTGTCATTGTTTAAATTAAAACTGCCATCATTTCTAAATCCTGGTGTGGTCATTAAAGGCTTACTAAAGTGCATAGCTGTTTTAAGACTTGTATGATTATCAATTATTGTTGATGTTTTCAGCAATTGATTATCAAATATAAAGTCAGGTAAAATATCAGAATATTCTTTGTTTGCTCCTCCGCTAAATAATCCTAGTGTAAAATTACTTCTATGTCCTAAAATACCATTATACTGAGCAGCGGCAGGTTTAATACCTTCTAAATAACTCCATTTAGAGTTTGAAAAATCCCAATATGCTGTAGGCATAAAGTGCGAGCTTATTGAATATGATGTATTGTTAATAAAGTTAAAAAATCTAGTATTAATAATATTGTCTTTATTAGAATTTTCAGCAAAGTCGTTTTTGTTGTCTGACTCTTGAGGAAAATTAAATGAAAATTTAGTATTTAAAAGATGTAGATCAATACTGTTTGTAAAATCAATATCAATTTTAATTTTTTTCTGATTTTTAATATCGTAGTTTAATTTGTTTTCTTTGTCGATTGTTTTAGTATAAAATTCTTTAGAATCATTAAAAGGCAAAGATATACTATCGTTAAAAGAAGTAATTTCTTCTTTAAATCTTTTTTGCTTTATATTATTATTTACATCTTTACTTGTTACAGTTTTAGATACTTTAATTGTATCTTGAAGAATTCCTAGATCGTTAGGTGTATTAACTAGCAAAGAGTTGGACATCGAATATTGATCAGAGTATAAGGCATCATTTATATTTGTGATATTTTCTCCAATGTAATATTGATTAAACTTGCTTGTACCCGTAGATAAACCAGACAATTTTAATCCAATACCACCCGTTGTATCTGATGTTTGTGCAAACTTTACTAAATTTATATCTGAAAATGGTTTTTCAAGATTACTATTTAATAACTTTCCAGTTGTTATCCTATTTGAAGGCAAAGTGCCTTGCTCAAAACTTAAGTCATCTAGTATTTTCTTAAACCCTTTACTTATTTTTCCTGACGTACCTTGATACTTTTTTGCACCAATTTTCATAAAAACAAATTTATTATAAAAACTACTAATCGATAAATTTGTTAAATTATTATAAATTGCTTGTCCTGATGCATTTATTTTTATTGTAAAATCAAAATAATTTAAAGTATTAAAACTAGAAAAGTCAACAGATTTAATTTTTCCTGTTTTTTCAAAAGAATCTAAATTTACAGCATTGTTATTACTTAAAAATGATATTTCTTTTAAGTTTAGTATTCTTCCTGGAATAAAAGCTTTTTCGTTAAGCACAGCGTTTTTGTAAATAGTTTTAGATATGTCGTCTGTTTCTACTTTAACTGTAAAAGTAAAAGAAAGTTCTCCGCTATCTTTTACAATGTTAGTTATAGCAGCATTTACTGTATTAGATGACTTAAAATTATTTATTGCCATTTGTTTTTTGTCTCCTAGGATTCTCTGTATGTAATAGAATCAGGTTTACCACCTAAAGTCATATCATAATCATAACCTGCAGATGAAAATATATCGTCAGGTGAAAAGTTTAAAGTCGTAAAGTTAATTTTTCTGTTGTCATTAAAAGGACGTACGTCACTATCATTTTCAGTATAATAAATCAAATTATTTAATAAAACATCGTTGCTTCTTTCATCTGAAAATGGTTCAATTGTTCTATTACTGTTAATATCTTGAATGCTAATTCTGTCAATTATATTAATAGACCTATTTCTTGAATCTCTACCTTTAGTTTCAAGATTAGCTTTAAGACCTTTTATAGGACTTTCTGTAAGAAGTCTTCCGTCAATATGTTCAATTGTTTCAAAAACAGAGATATTTCCATTAAAACCAGAAAGAAAAAAAGTATTATAATATACTGGATATTTTGATTCTTCATCTAGTTCAATATAAGATAACGCATCGTTCATATCTTTAACATCGTCAAAAGGTTCATCAAGAATATCTTGAAAAATAGGTTCTGGATTAAATTGTCCGTATGTTCTTTGTAACTTCTTTGGATTAAAAGGAACTGATATTTTTCTTCCATGATAATCAGAACTATCAGAAAATGCAGTTATTTTATGACTTTTTACTACTTCATCACTATCATAAAAGCTGCTGTTTAGTAACTGATTATTTCCTGTTTTTGAATCTAAAGATCCAACAGTTAGAGTTATTTTAATATTAGGAAACGAGTCACTAACAAAAGGCTTTTCCTTTTCACTTACAGTTAAAAATTCAAGTGATTTATCTACGTTTTTATAATCAATATTAGTATTGTCAAACCAAACAATTCTTCTATCTAGCGTTAAAGTTGACATTAAATAATCCTTTTTATCTTAAACTTATATTTTTCTATTATCATTATAATCACTACTTCTTCTTGAAACAATACTTTGTCTATAATAATTAATATCATTGCTAGAATCTATAATTGTATTTATACTATCTTTGTTTTTGTACATATACTTATGTCTTTCCAGAACATGTGACTCATATACTAAATTAAATCCTTCAAATCTTACTCTGCTTGGAACTATTTCATAAAGTATTGACGTCATTATATTATCAAAATATTTAAAAACATTCCCTATAGAAGAATAATTTATAAAATTTGAATCACTAAACTTTTCAAAATAAGTTTTCTTAATGCTTTCTATTTCTTGGTAATTGTATTCATACTTGCTATATGTATTTGAAATTTTTGAAGTAAAGTCGTTTACATTTGATATTATTTTCGATATATCACTATTAATAATTTTAACAATAGACATGTCAACTGATATTCTGTTTATGTTTTCATACAAGAAATCATTTGGAACTTTATTAGAAGGAAAACTATTAAAGTTTTCTAAAAGTGTTTTGTTTTTGTTTTCTTTTAAACTTACTATATTTACTTTGTTATAAGAATTTGCTTCATCAAACTTTATATTTTGATTTTTTACTAAAAAATTATTAAAGTTAATAACATTGCTATCAACTTGACTTGAGTTCTTAGTTGTTAAAGTCATCTTGTTAAGACTTTGATTTTGATCATTTAGGTTATTTGTTATATCTTCTATTTCCCAAGTTCTAACATTATTGTTTTGATTAAAAGTACTTTGTATATTTTTTACCTCAAAATCAGCAATTACATGTTTTAAAGGCATAAAATCTTCAGTTCCAAAATTATCTAAATCTTTGACATGAGAAGATATTTCATTAATTGTTAAAGATTTTTTCCATAATCTAACTTTGTAAACTTGCCCTTGAAAGACTGGATTTGTATCGCTTTCAATAAAGTTTACTTGATTTGTGTAGTTATAGTCACCTATTTTAAAGGTTAAACCAGATTGCTTAGAAAATAATTTACTTGAGTCTTGGATTGTCTTTGTTTTGTCAACTTTTTTAATATCTTTAATAGATATTTTTTTACCAATATCATCGATATAAGCACTATGATGAACTACACCATTAACTACACTTTGTGTAATAGAAAAATATTTCTTATTTGAAAAAACATCTACATCCTGTATTATAATTTCTTGATTAAATGAGTTGTCATCATGTATAGTTTTTATATTAATAACAATATTACCTAGCTTTGTATTGTTACTGCTTTTTCTAACATATTTTACAGAAATTAAGTTATCATCATCAATGTTATCTATTCTAAATAAAAATTGTGAATCTTTAAAAGAATCTACGCTTTCAAATTCTTGATTGATTTTTTTCTTTTGTAAAAAGAATTTTTTATTAATCATGTTTTTAAAGTCAAAAAACATTTCTATTGACCAATTTTCACCAAATCCATTTTCTTGTGTGTTTGTATTACTTATTTTTTTAGACTGATCTATAGATTTTGACTTTATATCAGGTATTTGCAAAAACAATTTATTGTCTGGATAATCACTACCAGTAAAAACAGGATCTATCATTAAGTTAATTTGATTTCCAAAGTCTATACAAAACTTTTTAACATTTTGAAGATTAAAGTTTTTGCTTTGATTAATGCTGTTATTTGAAGAATACTCTCTAATATCAATAAACTTATTGTGATCTATACCAAAAGAAGAAAAAGCTGATTGTATGCTTTTTGTAGTACCTTTAGATCTTAAAAAATCTTGTGTATTAATAAGAAATCTTTGCCATAAAATGTTTTGTATTTTTCTTATACTGTTTTCTGACAGTATATCTTCAAATTTTAAGTTTTCATTGTTTAATTTATTTTTAGTAATCGTAGGAAGTATTTCTCTAAACTCTAAGCCATACATTTTACATAACAAAGGTATCTGCATTCCTATTATTTGTTTTTTATTTATTGCATCATAGTTTACGTTAAGCAAATTTGTAATTGAAGAAATATAGCATTTTAGCTGATCAAAAAATCTTGCCCAGATTAAAACAATATTAACTAATTCATTGTTTGCAGGTACTTTTGCATTCAAAGTATTTGTTTTAACAAGATTTCCTTCACTATTTACTACTGAAGCTGGTAAGTTATATGCATCTTCACTGCTAAATACAGGTAAGTTTTGAAAGTCTGATGCTGCTAAAAAATAGTGTCTTGGCATTAAATTAAAAATTAAATTAGGATTTTGACTATCATACTTTTTAGCCTCTATTATAAGATTTTCTCTTACTGTTAAAGATTCTAGGTAACTTGGGTTTAAAACAGGAGAATCTTCTATTTTCTCTAGCTTCAAAGGAGTATTGTTACTAACTTTAAAGTTGCTTGTATCTGTCATGATATTAATTTGATTATTTACTTTTTGATAAATAACACCATGAAGCTTATTCCCAGAATAGTCTATTGTTAAGCAGCTATTTCTATAGTTTCCTCCCGGCTCATTCAATCTTAAATAAAGTCTTAAACCTTTTTGTGCATTTATGTTTTTATGCATGTTTTGTTTAATTACTTTTTTGCTTCTAGTTTTATGAAAAAATCTAAATTCGTCTATTTTCCCAGTCAGGTTATTAAAAGTATGATTATCATGACTAATTTCGCTTGATATAAAAACATTATTATTAAAATTAGAAAATATTCCGCCTATTGAAAAGTTAATTTTCCTATCTTTAAATCCATCTCCAAAGTTTTTATTTTGAATAGATCCTAGTGATATGATTTTACTACTTTCTACTATATTTCCATCAATTATAAAGTCTATCTTTTTTAAGTTATTTAAAGAAGACACACTAATTGTTACGTTTTGAAAAACATCTTTTTTTATTTTGGTTTTACTAGAAACAAACTCTTTGTCAATGTATATAATAAGTTCGATAAAACATTCTTCGTTATTATCGTTATCGTCTATATTAGATAGTGTACATAAAAAACCATTGTTTATCTTTTTTGTTCCGCCATCGTCAAAAATCTCAATTTTATTAAAAACTACTTGATTATTATTATTGGTTAAAGAATTACCATCAACATATAACCAAAAGTCAAAAGAAAAATTACTAGTTTTTGGATTGAGCAAACCTACTTTATTGTTTTTGTTTTCGCTTAAAATTTTACCTTGTTCATCGAAAACAACAATTGTTTCACTTCCAGAAAAATTAGCAAAACCTTTAGATTTAGGAAATTTGTTTTTTAATATATAGTTTGTATAACCATCAGTTTTATTTTTGTACTTTAAATTTTCTATTTCATCTTTGTCAAAAGGTATTTCATGTATTCTATTGAAAGCATATGAAACTTTATTGACTGCAGAATCAAAAAACACATGATTTGAAAACAAAGAATAATCTATATTTTCAAGTTGTTGTGTAGAATAAAAGCCTTCATAATCATCAAGTCTTTTTAGAATAATAGATAAATCATCTCTACTTAAACTTTCAGGATTAATTATGTTAACTTCTTTTATTAAGTCCAGAACGTCATCAGAGCTTATTTCAGTTAAGTTTAAGTTTTTAGCTCTATTTTGAAATAAAGAACTGATGTTTGTTGTTTTGTTAGATAATGCCATTTTTAAACTACCTTAATAGAGTATTTTTCATTAAAAATAAATTTGTCAGTCTTTGTTATTATATCTTTATATTTAAATTTAAAATTTATACGCATATTTTTAAACATTTTTGGTACATAAAAATCAAAAACATATTTTTCGCCATCAAAGGTTAATAAAGTTGCATCATTGTCATAATCAATTAAAACATTGTCTGTTTCAACATCAATAACAGAATAGTTAACATCTCCTAGATCTTCACTTGGAAGCTGATATGGTGTTTTAACTGCATCATATTCTTTTTTTGTATCTGTAAAATACACCTTAAAAGAAGACATAGAATCATTTGCATTCACTCTGTTTTCATCTATAGTTATTGAAGATATAAGATTTTTAAAGTCAACCTCAGAAGATCTTTCTATTGTTTTGAAACTAATATCTTTAGAAATAACTTGGTACTCTACTAACTCATGAGCATTATTATCTCCACTTCCTACACCAGTTGCAGTAAAAACTGTACCTATGTTATTATCTGATGCACCTATTGCAACAAAGTTTGTATTTGTTGATGTATTAATTTTATATCTTTTTCCGACAACAAAACTTCCAGCATTTATGAGTTTAGAAGGATCAGATTCGTCAAGCCAGTACCAAAATATTTTTGTTTTTAAAATATTATTTTTTATCAATGAAGATATTGAACTATTAAATCTATCTAGATTAATAGTTGTAGTGGATATTCCTGGCAAAAGCGTACCACTAAAATTTGATACGCTTGAAACTGTATTATCATTTACAAATGTAATGCTTTCATCTTCAGATTTTACTCTAAGTTTTAAGCTACATCTATTATTTGGCTTATTGAATTCAGTTGAATAATTGCCAGAGTTGTTATTATAAATGTAGAATTTTTCGCTTTTTCCTAAAAATCTTTCTTTTTCAAAAGAAGATTTAGGAATTGTATAATCTGCATCTTTCAGTAAGATTCGTAACTGTGGTATAAGTTTCTTGTTTAATAAATGTCTACTTCCAAATCTTTTAGCAAAATATGTTTTATTATCAAATAGTGTTGCATCAGAAAATTTTATAACAATACCTTTATCATCAGGTGTATTCATTACAATTTGATCTTTTACATATTCTGAAATATCTAGAATTAGATCTTCATTACCAATATCAAAGCTAAAACTTGGATCAACAAAAGAGTTATCATCATCTAAAGACAATATATCTCCTGATACATGCTTTGTTATATAATCAGATACATTCCATGTATTATTGCTTGTATTGTCATTTAAATTAATAAAGTTTGAATTGTCTTTATCGGAAAAATGAATAGTGTCTCTTCCTACTCCTTCTTTAAATTCTTTTAACAACTTAAAGCCTTCTAAACTAAAATTTTTAGGTTTAGATATACCTGTAGTTACATCTTTTAATATTAATTTTGCTTTTAACGCACTAAATGCTCCTTTTCCATTTAATGTATCTTCTATTCCAAATTTTTGCTTAAATGAATTTAGGTCAAACTTAATTAAAGCCACACTATAGTCAACTCTAGCAAATTTTGTTACAATGTTTGTACCTGTAGTACCTACATGCTGAATATTTGTTGATGTGAAAGTAAAAGAAGTATCTCCAGATTCACCAGGTTTGTTCTGTTTTAAAATTAATTCGTTGTTTGAATTATTGTATGCAGTTATTTCAAAATCAGCAACAGCGTTAATTGCTTCGGCTATTTTTTGTGCTTGGTTTGTGCTATTTGTACCTGCTATTACAATATTACCTGCTTGAACGCTGGCTTGGTCTACATGAAACTCAAAAGTTTTTGTAACATTGTTGCAATCTGTGACAGTAAATGTCTTAGCGTTTGCTATCGCATCAGTAAATTTAAATGCTGCCCATGACTTCGAGTTTTTATTTTCATTATGTAGTTTATACAAATCCAAAGTTGCAGCTTGACCAACGTTTGCTTTTGATCCGTCATTATTTTTTGTTTTTATGTTTGTTACATAATTATCTTTTTCAGCTTCTAATATAATAATCATAATATTCCTTTAGCTAGCTTCAATTTTTATATCGTTAAAAGTATATCGCATTTCAAATATACCACCTCTAGGAGGATATATTAGTCCTTCGTCTATTAAGACTTGTGGATTAAAAACGTTGTTTTTATATGTTAGACTTCCTAGTTCTAAATCAAAAAATTCATCACTTGATGTTTTAGAAACTATTAAAGCCTTTCTAGGGGTTACAATAGAAGATACACCATTTGTAGATTCAATAATAAAAGATATTTGATTTACATTAATTGGTGAGCCAATTTGATACAGGTCAAATCTTAAAAGTTCAACAATTCTTGAATTAATGTCTAATAATACACTACTTGGATCAAAACCTGATTTTATTTTAATTTGTGCTGTAATTCCAAAATTATAGACAGGTACATCAAGAATATTAAACGCATCGCCAATTAATCGATATTCGTTTAAGTAATTTGATAAATTATGTTTAATAATATCAGAAGCTTCTGTATAATAACCATCTGAGTTCTTACAAGTAATAAATAAATCTTTTGATGTACTCGAATAAGGGTTGTCTAAAACGATAGCTTTGTTTATTCTTCCAAAATCACTTGGCATAGTTAGTATTCTTGAAATTAAGTCTTCGTAAGTAATAATTCTTGATTGTGCCTTCATAGCACTAGGGATTTGCATTTTTAACTCATCTAAACTCAAAGGTTGAGAACCTCCAATTGAGCTATTTTCATTTTCAACAAATAATGAGCTGATTATCTTGCTAGTTTCAAGATCATAATTGTTATCTATAGTAGAATTTGGAAAAGTCATTATAGGTTCTCCTATGATTGTATCTATAGAACCTGGTGAAACATTATGAGATATTCCGCCGCCATGCTTGTAAACAACAGTAATAATTTTCCCTTTTGGCGAAACGCCTAAAGAACTATTTTCTAATAATTGACCTGGATCTAAATCTAATCTAGATACAATTTCTTTATCTTTAATAGGTAAGAGTAAGTCTTCTGGATTATAAAAAATGTTATCTTTAACAGATTTTCCGTCTCCGTTACCAAATCTTATTTTTGTTTTGCCATTACTAAAGTTTTCTTCTCTTACGAATCTAAAAGGTGCAGGAACTATTGTCAAGTAATTGTCGTTACTATCTTCTACTTTTTTAAAAACAGTGCTTTGACTTAAGTAATCAACTTCAAAATATTCGTTATTGTCATTGTCAAATATAGAAATAATATTTGTTATATTTTCTTTTTCTAATTCTATAGAAAGAAAAAATTCACTTTGAGAACTTGAAAGATCAAAAAATTCTTCTGTTACTTCACCTGAAATACATGTTCCTTTTTTAGTAAGAAATAAAGTTGTTATATCTCCTTCTAGATCTTCTTCACCTTCTTCTTGGGCAGTATTAATGTTAAAGTCTAGGTCTTCTTGAAGAGTAAAGATAATGCCATTATTTGAACTTAATATTGTTCCGCTTTTTATTACAGGCAAATATTGAGTTTCGGGCTTTAAGTCATCATCGGATGATGTAACATCTCTGTCAACTTCTATTGTAAAGGTTACTTCGACTGAAGCTGGTGAAGCTTTTGAGTTTTTTATGTTTGCTCTTTGTAAATGTTTAACAATATTATCAGGATCAGTTGCCGTAGCATAATCTAGCTCATTAAATTGTTGTTCTGCGTAGTATATTAATGAATCACCTACTATAGCAGCAAAATCTAAAAGCATGCCGCCTAGTGAAACTTCAGAAAAGTCTACAATATTATCTTTATAATATAAGTTTGCATAGTCTAAAAGCTCCTGTCTAAAGTCAGAAAAAGTTTGACTTGAAAACTGCTTTGTATTTTGATTTTTTAAATAATTTTCTAACTGACTTATTGGCATTCATTTAATCCTTATTTAGAGCTATTTATTATTAATTTAAGCGATCTACTTTTATTGAGTAAAGGTATACTATATTTAACTATAATTTCATAAAAACTTTCAATGTCTTGAATATTTTTATTTGATTCAAAAACATCTACGTCTTGTACAGATACGTTTTGTGAAAGTGCATTAGATAACTCTAGACCTTTTTCATTAGCTGCATTTTCTTTTTTATTGTTATTACTTATTCTATTTGAATAAAATTCTACTAGTCTAATACTTGGCATAAATTTTTGTACTACGTTTTGTATTTCATTAGATGCTAAGTCTGCAATTTCGTTTTCGTCAAGTGTATTGTTTGAATATATCTCTCTAAGTCTAGTACCATAATCTGGAAATCCTAGTCTTTCGCCTTTTTGAGTCATAACTAGATTTTTTAAATTATCTTCTAACTGATCTATAATATTGTAGTGCATTTTAAAGAGAGTTTCTTTTTTCGAAGTTCCTCTTTCTAAAGGTGTTTTTATACCTATAGGCTTTTCGGGAGATTCTAAAGTTTTTGCTTTATACTCTCCTCTTGTTCTAAGCTGTCTTAAACTTGTACCTAATTCTGACATTTTATATACTTGCTTTCAATTTTTTATTTGTTAATACTAAATATAATCTAAGATGACTTTGCAAATCTAGAAAGCATTTTATACAAATTGTTTTGAATATTTTCGTACCTTTTTGTTAGAACATCATGATTTTGATCGCCTGATTTTGGGCCTATAGACAAATTGGCAAAATTATTAGCATTTATAGTAGAAGATTGTGTTGCTGGGTTTTTTGAAGAAGGCAATGTAATGCCACCTCCTGGCATAACTCCTGAATGTGTATGATTAGTAATGTCTTCAGATAGTTTTTTTACTTGTTCAACTAAGTCAATATTAATGTGAATTAACTCTTTAATTATCGATTCAAGAGTACTACCTAAAACAAGAGGTTCTGATAGTGTTGGATCATATCCTATTAATACTCCGTCGCCATTGCCATGCATTCTGTCAACATCTGTTTCACTTGAAGCCAAAAATCTTTCAAAAACTTTGTTGAAATTACCTAAAAGTACAGACTTTCCGTCAATAGCAACTTGACCGTCTTCTTCAAGGCATATATGTGCGTATTCTTGACTTTCTTCTGACTCTTTAATAATCCTTATAGTACCCGATGGTAAGAATGTTTCTTCATCTTTTTTACTACTTTTTCTAGAAACAATTCTTATATCATTGCTTTTTAAAAGCACGCTAGGTA